CTATAAACACAAGGATTTTACCATTTTTTCTATAAAAGTGTTTACCTTCAACAAGCAAACCTATCTGAATGTACCTGTTTATTGTCGATGGGGATTTGTTTAAAAACTTTGCTACCTCTTTTTTTGTCGTGACAGGAGGAGCGTATTTTTTCATTCTTTTTTCCATCTCTGCAACTTTATCAAGAATAACTGGTAAAAGTTCTAAATTTTGTAATACTCCGAGTTCCATTTCTTCTCCTATAAAATCGCCTAATCTTAGGCATAAGCAGATAAAACTTTAATATTATTATCTGCCTTTTATCTGCATTAGACATTATTGTTTTTCCTTTTTTAACCTTTGTAAGGTAACTCAATAGCTCTTGCCGTTACTTCCAAGCTCTCCTCAAACCGATTAACAATATCTCTCTCAACTGTTGATACTATGAGTTTTAGTTGTTGTTTCATTTTGCTTTTGAGTCTGTTCTCAAAGTCTCTAGCTTCATCTATGAGTGGCTTATACTTCTCATCCAAATACTCCAAGCCTGCTTTTGTATCTGTATTTAGGTTTTGTCCATCTTTTGCGATACTCGGTAGTGTTTGAAATCTGTTTGTGAGTTGGTATAGTATAAGTGCTATATCTGCCTTTGAGAGGTCTCTTTGCATTACTGTATGGAGTGTGTCATTTACTCTCACAAGTTCAAGCTTTAAGCGGTCTCTCTCTTTGTGGGCTTGTTCATAGAGTTCTGCCGTGCCTCTGTGTTTCTTTTTCTCTATGGTGAGTTTTCGTCTTGCAGTTGCTAAATCTCTTCGCACTTCGTATGGTGTTATGAGATCTAGTTGTGTTGGGGTGGCTGTGTAGTTCTTTCGCATCTCAGTTATAAGCTTAGACGCCCATTTGCGAAAGTGTTTCGCTTCATCACTTTTGATGAAAAACCCTAACATATGGATACCGTCAAGCGTCCAGTGAATAACTTTTTGCTTACCGCCTTTGGTTTGCACTTCAACACGCAACCAGTGTACGCCCTCTATGAGTTCGTCTTCGTTTCTGCTTTTTGTTAATGCCAATGCCTTTAAAGATGTTCCATACCCTAAAGCAACATCTTTGTTTGAAAGCATTTCGCCAAGCTCTGGGTGATGGTGCGGTGTGAAGTTGTGGTTTTTGTAGGTTGTGATGTTCATAATTCTCTCCATAAAGTAATTTTTCTTTATAGAGAGTTGTTTGAGGGTTTAGTGGTTGTGGGGTGCCTTATGTTTGTCTTGATAGTTTACATACAAGATGATAGCAATTCCAATGATAGAAAAAATGCTACCTACTAAAATGATATTTTCATTCATCTTTAGCTCCTTTGTTTGTTAAAGTAACTCCAACTACAAATAGCACTAGTACCAATAAAACTGCAACGATTGAGATGTCACCTTGCTTCATAAATGGTGCTATAAGAGTTAAAGCAAGTAAAATTTTAGAAATATCTAAAAAATATTTTCCAAGCTCTTTTAGCGTTTCTTTTTTCATAGTTTGATTATACCACAAACTCTAAACCCTTAACAACTCTCTTTTAAAGAACTTTGTTCCTATAAAGAACAAATGTGAGAGAATTATATACCTTTTAGGAACAAATGTCAAGAGATAATGTAATTTTTATATACTTTTTTGATTTTAATATGTTCCTATAAAGAACAAAGGGGTAAACATTTTGTTACCCCCTTGCTTTTTCAATCATATCAAAAGCATTTGTAAAGAGTTCATATTTTTCTTTTGTCCGTTTGTTTTCAACAAGAAGATTTAAGAATTTTATTCCCCATTCTGGCGGCTCTGTTTGCGAAGCCCACTTGCGAACCGTGCCATCGCTCACTCCCAACCTCTCCGACAACTCCTTTTGAGTAATCCCAAGCTCCTTACAAGTCCGCTTGACTATGTTTATAGGAACTAGACAGTTTCTTTCAGCGAATGTGTTAAGGTGATAATACCATGCGAATTTCTTTAAATCTTCAAGAACATGTTTTCTGTCTGTAATTCTTTTAATTAATACTACTATAATATAGTCATCTTCAAAGATGAATAGCTTTTTTTTGAATGCATCTTCTTCATTTTCAATGATTGATATGATTACATTTTTATTTGTTTCTTTATCAATAGCAAGAATATCAGGCTCATAAATTTCACCATCTTTTTCTATCTTTTGTTTTGTTTTTGGATTTTTAAAGTTTTTGAACTCTTCAATTTTATCCCATCTTTCAATTATTTTTTCTATAATGTCTTTATTGTCCATCAAAGTTTCTCCATATTATTAAGCTACAATTCTACCATTTCAAAGGTTTTAAAACCATAAAAAGCAATGAAGCCTCAACTCTTTTTTTTTAAAATCAACAGTTTGTGAATAGGTACTATTGAACCTCGTTAAAAGGTATTTCATCTTCATCAACATCAATAGCAGGAGGAACAGCGTCACCGACCTTGCGGCTGCTGGTAGCCACTTTGCTGATTGGCTTGTTGCGGGGCAGGTTCATTATAAACTGGTACTTGCCCGTGCGGTGCTTGATATTGTTGTGCAGGTTGTTGATAACCTTGATTTGCTTGAGCGGTGTTTGTGTGAGCTCGGTTGTCATTTTGCTATTTTTTTGTTATAATTGTTTCGATGTGAAATTCCAAGCCTTTAGTGGCTAAGGGTTGGTCGCCCTGAACTAAGCTCAGTTGCCTATATGGTAACTGGGCTTTTTTTTGTTATAGAGGCTATAAGTTGGGTTGCGGGGCGGTATCTCCGCTAAAGGTATCTTATGGAATTTCACAACATCATTTATATGCTTATAGCTATTGCCTACATTCTTTTAGCAATACATCAGTAGCATACACACCTACAAACTGACCATTTGTAGGTGTTATACATTTTTGAAGATCTGATTTATTCTTCAACAACCTCATACTCATGCTCTTGAAACTTACACATAGTTCCAAATATCTTTACAGTGACAACTTTCGTTTTTGCATCGTAGTGTTCCACTTGAAGCACTACATCATGATTGAGTATTTTTATCTTCATTTTTTACCTTTTGTAGTAGATTTAATTTTTGTCTTTTTACGCCTGTAACGCTTGATAGTTCATCGAGTATGTAGTCAGACACCTCATAGCTTGTCATCTCTATAGCTCCAGTGTATGCATCAAGTGCATAGGCTTCCATCTGCTTGTCGTGAATGTTTGCATGTTTGCTCATTGCATCTGCATAGAGATCGTAAAGTCGTATGGCTACAGATACGGCATCTATTCGCATATTTTTATCTATAAAATGATTAACAGATTTTTTCCAAACTATGTTTGCCAGTATTGTTGCTTCATCAAACTCTTTTGCATTTGTCCTGGAGCGTTTATACATAAACTTCTTAATGCGTCTTCGTATCTCATTTATAGGCTTTTTCCTCTCAGATGCTACTTTTGGATCATAGTTTGACATAATGCTGCCAATGATAGAACTGATCATGATTGCGTTTTGAAGTGGTGTTGTTTTAGTTTCCATTTTTCATCCAAACAGCACAACCGCCTTTTGCTATAATCTTCATGCAGAGCTTTTTTGCATCTGGTTCATTGTCAAAATAGCTATTGGACCATTTTCCGTTGAATCGTTCTTTGCAAACATAGCTATTTGGAATATTCATCAATTCTCTTTCTTTTCTCTTTTTTAAGCCTCTCAATATTTTCTTTAAAGAGTTCTTCTTTTTTAGTTGGCTTAATGCCAAGCTCTTTGCATTTTTCTCTATACGACTTGTACGCATTGTTAAACATCCTTTCATCCTTATTTTAGTAATTTAAAAAGCTTGAGTATTTTCTCTTTTTGCTTATCTGTCATAGGCTCATCAAGAAGCTCATACACAAGCCATTTTGCTTCTGTTACTACTTCTTTTGCATCTTTTAGTAGCTCTTTTACACTTGGCTTTCTCATTACTTCTTCCTGGTGTAAAAGTCTCTTAACGTGTAGTCTTTATGATCTACATAGTCATCATTTTCGCCACGCACAAACCATCTGGCCAAAACAGCTATAAGAGCAGATACGACCAAAAACCACACGACTATTACAGCTGTTTCTTCCATCATTTATTCTTTATTATTGAAATGCACTAACACCATCTATCTCTTGGAGTATAGAGGTTGTAAGTTCTCTGACTGATTCTTCATAAAGTTGGTCAATGTTGTAACATATAAGCTCAGCACTCAATGCTCCCTCATCAGCACTTAAAAAGAGTTCAGTTTCAAACCGTGTAGTCATGTCTCTGTCGTTTGCAAAGATAGGGAACTCAAAAATTATAATGCGAGGTAGTGTCATAGAGCCTTTACCTGTATGTATGTTTACATCAAGATGAAACTTTTGCTGTGCATTTCTTTGTATGGAGTCTATAGTTTTGATGGCTTGAAGATGTTCTGCCATCTCTATGATGTCCATATCGTCAGCTTTTTTGTTGTCAAATGCAACTATGTATGGTTCCATTCTTTTTAAAAATCTTACAAATTGTTTTTGAGAGAGAGTTGTTTGAGATCTCTTAAATGTTGTAAAGTCTTCAGTCTCTACAAGTGGCAAGCGGCATCTACTGTCACCATAGTCAGCTTCACCTGTAGTCGAATAATTAAAGATTGCATCTACTCTTGCATCATCATAAAAAATCTTTGTCGATGGCGTTTTATACTCATTGACAAATGCTATATAGTCAAGTTTTGATATGATTGTTTCACTTAAAACATGTCTTGCAATCTCCGGCTTGTGGTGCAGTGGCTTTTCTTTTTCGTCTATGCTGTAGTCTTCATGTAAAGCAACCCTTCCATTTCCGAGATCTTGGATTACCGGTCTAAAAGCATTTGCAACTTTATTTAATATCTCTTTCATTATTTTACTCCTGGTAGTGTTTGTTGTTCAGGTCTATTTCTTGATGGCAGGAATGTTCTGTCATTTACGAAAAAGCCTGTTTTGATTTGTGGCTCAGGTATCTTTGAGCTTACTGTTCCGACCATCGCTATTTGGTCATCTGCAATCTTTGATATTTCAAGTTTTATTGTCAGTGTTGACTTTTTTTCTTGTACCATAGTTGCTTTGACGCATTTTTTTAGGTTCTTCGCAGTTTCTTCTGCTATTTCTCCGTTTCCTACTGTTTGAAAAGCATCTATAAATGCTTGAATCTCTGATGCTAATACTTCTTCATACATCATTTATCCTTTTTGTGTTATAATTTCTTTGTTCGTTATTTTTGAAACTTTTAAAATAACTTTTCGGCGAGCTGCTCTAACAGCTCTTCGAATCTCTCAAAACCGCTTTTAATCCGTTTTGCCATTTTGATCACCTCCATCATCAGTTTTTAAACACTCTGCATATTTAATACAGCTTATGTTTATAGATATATCCATCAGGATCTCAGATAGTCCGGCTTTGTCCTCAGTTTCTGCCAAGTATCGAAGCTTTAATGCTTCTTTTTCAAGTGCGTCTATCACCTCTTGTTTTGTTTCTCGCATTACGATTCCTTTGGCGACACGCAACGGGGTGCGCATTGTTAAGAGGCGTGGCGTGTCTATTGTAAATCTCTGTGCAACACATACCAGGGAGAATCTATGTCGTAGTATCTGTGGGACTGCTATGTGCTGCATCGAGGTTTAGTTATTTTGATATAATTTGCAAAAAGGATTTTTTGTGATAGAGTTAACACAGTTGCAAGCACTTGGATATATAGCAACTATATTTAGTGCAGGTCTTAGTCTTGGTGTTGGGGTAGGTTACAAAATAGGCAGCATAAATAAAACCATAACAACTACAAAAGCTTTTTGTGACACTCCGCCAGAAGGCAAAACAAAAAAAGGCTACATAGAAGTAGAAAAAATCTATGCAAATGGAAAGTGTAGCGATGTTAACTGCATTTTTATGCAAGAGAACTCTTTGTGTGCTACAACAGGAAAAAAGTGTAAGTACCTTATCTGAAAAATACTCATCTTTTCTTGTCTGCTGCATACAGCCCTACAACTGTCCCTATAACTATACCTATAGCAAATATAAAAGATATATAGGCAAACCCCTCAAGATTACTAAGCTCAATCATCACTTATCCTTTAAATCTCTGTGCAACACATACCAGGGAGAATCTATGTCGTAGTATCTATGGGACTGCTATGTGCTGCATCGAGAGTTAAAAACCTAACACCGCTTGAGAATGTTTTGGTACTGTTTATGTTTAACATGCTGTATGACACATATAACTATGTGCTACTCCTGCGTCAGCTTCTTTAAGTAAATCAACACAAATAAGGCCACCGTTTTTCAGATGGTTTCTTGTTTGGATAAGAGAATGATAATATTATTATCCTTTAGTGTTTCTTAAAATAGATAATATTATTATCTTTATTGAAAATAATGCTATAATTCTTCCTGAAAGATGAAAAACAGAGGTAATGTATAGATGTGTGGGTGTATATATGGTGTTAGTGTATATTTGAGAGAATGCTACTTTTTATAACAAGGAGTCTTTTTTCTATCTGCATTATAGTGTTTTTATAGTTTTGATCTACTCCTGATGGGTCAAACTCTCTTGAGAGTGTTATGCAATACCCTTTAAGCTTCTCTATGTGCTCTTTTTCTATAAAACTGTATTTTGAGAGCATTTCTGTAAGAAGATTTGTAAAAGAGTTCGTTTTATTGATGAGATACTCATCTGCTGATGCAGTGTCCATGGCGACAGCACTTTTTAAATACTCTTCAAATATCTCTATGTCTTTAAAACATCGCTCTATAGATAGCTCTTTGTGTTTGTTTTGTAGGTTTATCTTTGAGGCTATATAGTATGCTATAGCAAAGTTACCGGCTATGAGTAGAATGGTGTTTAGTGATATGTCTATGTTGAGTTTTACCCCAAGACCAAAAAAGAGTGCAAGGAGCAGTGCAGGAATGATGGAGAGAAAGTTACTCATTTGCATTTTTGATATCATTGTGAATGATATCAATAAGTGGAGGTTCGTCTGTGCATAAAAACTCCAGTTTGTTTATCACTTCTTGAGGAGACTTTATGCGGGCTAAACCTCCAAATGCCTCTTCTCTAAAAGAAGATGGACATCCGTAGAGATCATCAAGGTCTATGATAATCTTGTCGTACTTGTCAAAATTTGGCAGTAGGTACTCATTTCTAAAACGCTCACCGGTAAAGTTACCATCTTTTGGATGATATCTGCCTTTTACTGTTGGTGAAAAAACATCAGCTACTTTTATGCGTAAATTACTCATCTTCTTCCTTTGTGAACATCCAGACAAAAAGTGCTCCTTTGAAGTTGGATGCTGTTTTTTTGCTTTCTTGTGTTTTTGCTAAGTATTGTATCTTATTTGTTATAATAATTGGCAATTTTATATCTTTATGGCTAAAAAATTCATTTATTTGTGGCATTCCTTTACTTCTTCCTTTTTTGTTTGTCATAGATCTGTACTTGTTCTCATCTAGTACAGCATCTATGATACTCTCTTGTGCCAAACTTATGTTGAGCGCTTTTCCAAGTTTTTCTAAGAGTGTTGCTCGTGCTGTTTTTATGATGCCTTTTCCATTGTCAAAAAAATAAAAGGCGACGCCACTACTGTTTTTTATACCAAAAAGGTACCAGTTTCGAAATTGTGCATCTTCATCATAGGCATGGTGCTGGGTGTTTAGCATCATCTCAGAGAGTGCATTGTACATATCTCTAAGTGCTTGTGTGCGTTTTGTTAGACCTAGTCTGTCCATGACGAAATCAACTGCATCACCACATGTTTCTCCATCGTCAATCTTGAACTTCTCATTTGTTATGCCATCGCGGATGGTAAATATATCTTTATGGTTTAAATCTACAGGTGCATTTGCTCTAAAGTAGTTTGAAAAACCAGACTGTGCCATAAGTAGTCTTGATGATTTGTCATTTGGTGTTTTTATCTTGATATTTACTTTTATGTCGTTGTGGTCGTTGATTTTGTCTAAAGATATAAGATAAAGCAATACTTCTGTCGTCATACTCTCTGTTTTGCTCATATCTATAAAAATCATATCTACTTCTTTTGAATATTTTATAAAATCATCAAAAAAGAGGAGTGTTTCATCTATGTTGTAGATGAGTGAAAATGTCTGTGGTGTTGGTAGTTTTTTTGTAATATTTTGCTGTTTAACAAAACTATGCTGCTGTAAAATAGGTGTATGTTTACTTGCTTTATATGTGGATTTTTTTCTTTTTAGATTGTGAATGTGACGACTATGTGCTAGTTTCTCTTTTTTTAGTTTCTCTTTGAGTTTTTTCATTTGAGCTTTAGTTTACTACCAAAGCTTGGGCGCAGCATGGCAAATGGTTTGCCTACTATGTTCCACTCCAGTCCGAGTTCTGTAGGGTTTATGACGGCTGGCGAGTTGCGTGAGAAGAGTAGAATCTCGTTGTTGCCTATGAACTCTACATCTTTTATTTGCACTGTGTTGCCGTAGCGTACTATGTAGGTGCCGTTTACATGTAAGAACTCTCTTTGGTTTACCATATCGACAAATACTATGTCGTTTTCGTAGTAGAGCGGTTCCATGGAGTTGCCTACTATCTTGATGGCAATGGTGTTTGAATCAAGGTGTATATGTGGTGGAAGGAGGTTTTTCGGGTAGGCTACCTTGTCGGCACTCTCAACTGCAAAAGCTTCTGCTCCAGCTCCTGCATATATCGTTGGAAGTTCTATATATTCATCTGATAGCTGGATGACTTTTGTATCTTGACAAAAAAGTATATTTGGCTCTATTTTTAACAACTTGCAAATAGTTGACAAGTATATTGTTTTTGGAGTGCTGTAACCTTGTCTCCATTTTTTTATCGCATCTTCTTTTATTTCAACACCTGCATTATTTAATGCAATCATGAACATTTTATTTGTTTGAAACTGTTTTTTTATTTCTCTATCTAAAATTTTATAGTTAAAATCACACATGCTACCTCCAATAAGATAAGAATATTATCATAATTAAAGATAAAACTATTATCATTTTAATATTGTATTAAGGATAATAATATTACCATTCCTGAATGAAAAGAGATTTATTAAAGAACAAGCTTTTACAATTTGGATATTCTGATGTAATGGTTAGGAAATTATTACAAGGTGTTTCAAAACCAACAGCAGACAAAATGTTTAAACTTAGTGACGAATTTGATATACCTTTAGACGCTTGGCGAGACATCAAATCCTACTTACAAGAGAATGATACTGTACATCAGTGCACTAAAACAAATACACCAAAAAATGAGGAGGTAGCGTGAGTATAGTGTTTATCATATTTGCTGTCTTTGAGATTGTTTTGGCTGTATTGATGCTTTTGTTTGGCTCTAAAACAGCAAAAGTAAGTTCGCTTTACCATATGTTGTTGGGAGCAATACTGTTTTATGGATCTATGGTATCAACTGCTTTGCCTCTTCAAAGTTGCAATAGTTACAACGATAAAGTCGCACAACAGCACCAATTTCAGACATCACAGGGTCAGGTTTTGAAGAGATGAGTTGGAATGTTCTTTTTTTGCATTTTGGACAGATATCAAAAGAGTTGTCAGGGCGTTCAAGTGCTTCAAGGCGTTTCTCAAGCTCTGCAACTTTAGCAGGTAGTTTTAGAAGCTCATTCCACTCAGGAATATTTCGTAAAAATTTCATAATGTCCATTGTAAGAACCTTTGTGTTTTGTCGCATTGATTATAGCACAAAGGCTCTTAGGGTGGATAATTCTAAAAAAGCAAGGAGGTAGCGTGATGGGTATAAATGCTACTCATGTTATTAATGAATGTGGTATTGCTCTTAAGAGTGTGTCAAGTATTGCATATATGTTGCATAGAGTTGATATAACTGAAGCAGAGAAAGAAACTATGCTTCAAAAACTTTGTGATGCACATGATACTTTAGCTGAGATACAAAACAGCTTTTTTAAGCCCAATCATAGAGTTTCATATAATAAAGTCTGTTTTCTCCATCAGCATAAAAACTCTCACATGAAATCTGTGGAGTAGCAATGTTTGATGATAGTATGTATGTTACATCTGTTACGATGAACTTTGATGTGTTGTCAAGCTCGTCTTCTAGCTCTATGAGTTCTCCAGCTCGTGGAACAGATGTAAAATTGACTGTTCTTTTTTCTAAAAGGGAGCCGCTATGGTTGAAAATAAGAAGTATTGTGTCCATTGTAAGAACCTTTGTGTTTATATTTGTGTTTTGTCGCATTGATTATAGCACAAAGGCTCTTAGAGTGGATGACTCTAAAAAAGTAAAAAAGGAAGTGTAATGAGAGATTATATGCATAATAAACGACCAAAAGAGTCAAAGCTCTGCAGTTTGATTCGCCGAAGTATCACACTCAACCGTAAAGAGTTGGGTCTTAGCTTTAATGATGTAGCAAATGAGTTGGGACTCACTGAGGGAACACTCTCAAACAAACTCAAACCTGCAAAAGCTGAAAACGACATGACACTCAGTGAGTTTATACACTTTATGGAGCTTACAGGCGATTTGTCGGCTTTAGAGTACATTGCAGAGCTGTTTGATATGGTACTTGTAAAAAAGAGTGTCGAGAAAGCAGATGTAGCTGACATTAATCTGCTTGTAGATGTTGCAAACATGGAAAACTCTGATGTGTTTCGTGTAGTTAAAAACTCTATGGCTGATGGAATCATCGATGAAGATGAGAGAGCATTGATACTCAAAGAGATCGAAGAAGCTCAAAAAGCAAATGCAAGGCTTAAAGATATGGTGTTGCATCTGGCTACTGAGGAGGAGTAGGTTATGGCAAAACCATTACCACAAAGATATATAGACAGACAAGATGTTCATACTCAAAAAACTATAGAGATTATAGGTCGTAAAAAATATAAAAAACTTCTTGAGAATGGAATTATGATGGTGTCTTATGATATTAAGCGACAAAATCAACGTATACAAAGAGAGCATATACAAAGACTTGAAAATGCTATTTTTGTTTTGTCCACTCTGTTAAGTCAATCGGATTGTCGACAGAAATCTGGTTGTCCCAATCATCAAAGCCAGTCGCACACATGAAAACATCATCTGCGGCTTGTTGTGGTGTTGGATATGAGCCTAAACATTCATCATTAATATGCAGGGAATATCGGTTATCGTAAGAGTTTTTTGAGATTTTAAAAATTCCAAATTCAGTGTTATAAATATAGTCCATTTTATTAAGCCTTTTCTTCTGAATTGGTTTATAGAGTGGATAAGTAGCGAAAGTTTGACGACCGAGCTACTTACCCAAAAAAGTCGCACAAAGGCGAACTGTGATTATACCATAGATGCTTTTGTGCTCAAATAAATACCTTTTGTTGTGTCTGTTGGCTGTATTTCGCGCAACTCCTATTGACTTTTGAGAGTCAGCAGGCACTACAAAGGCTCAAACATAGGAGTTTGATATGGGTAAAGCACTACGAACACAAAAACATCGCTCTATGGTACAAACAGTTTTAGAGTACTTAAAAACAGGTAAAAGCATTACTGCATTAGAGGCTGTAGAGATATGGGGAGAGTTGAACCTTAGAAATAAGATAAGTGAGCTTAGACGCCAAGGGTGGCAGATACACTCTGATGAGATGCCAAGTGATAAAGGCGGAAAGTTTAAAAAGTACTACCTCAATATGCAAAACCAACGAGGTGAGCATAATGAGTAATATAAAATACAATACTGCATATGAAAAAACAATTCTTTCTTCTTTCATATTTCAACCTGAGCTTATACAGAGGTATGGACACTCTTTAAAATATGAAGACTTCTATCTTCCTGCATTTGGAAATATCTTTAAAACGATTATGGACCTTGAGGCTGATGATAAACCGATAGATGAAGAGTTCATCAAAGGTCGCATGCTCGCTGCTAAGACTTTTGATGAAATGGCCATGTTAGATGTAATGATGGTCAACCCTGTAGCAAATCTTTCTCCATATATCGAAGAGATAAAGAAGCTCTCACAGTTCCGTGCACTTCATAACCTAGGAGTTCATCTTATAAACGAAGAGTTCCAGGAGGTCACAGAAGCTATAAACTATGCTGAAGTTACTACAAAAAACATCATAGATATGAATCTATCATCTGATGAGTTTAATATCTCTTCGCTGCTAGATGCTCCAGATGGTGAGACAGAGTTTATACTCAAAGAGTGGCTGCCACTTCCTCGTGGAACTGTTAGCCTTGTTGTGGCACCTGGTGGAACAGGTAAGAGCTGGACAGCATTACAGATGGCAATAAGACACTCACGCAACTCCCATCACAAGAGTGTAGTGTGGCTTAGTGAAGACCCTATCTATGAGTCTAAGAAGCGTGCAAAAAGCATATGTGAAGATATACTTCACAGTGTCTTTGATGTGCGTGGTGTTGATGTTGTAAACAAAATTCCTATCCAACTCATACAAAACAAGAAATTTTCTCACTCAAACTTCTACAAGATCCGTAAAAACTTTGCAGGATATGACCTTGTTGTTATAGATCCACTCCTGGCGTTTTATGGTGGAGATGAGAATGACAACTCTCAAGCTAGAATGTTTATGCAGCCTTTTATGGACTGGGCAAGTGAAGAGAATATATGCATAGTATTTCTACACCACTCAAAGAAAAACAAAGACGACAGCATGAGAAGCAGTGCACGAGGGGCAGGGGCTTTTGTGGATGCTGCAAGAACTGTGTACCAGATAGACAAGATATACACCAACAAGCACACAGGTGCGTTAGATATGGATAATGCACACATGAGAGAGTTTATGCTTACCAAAGACAATTACGGCGTTATACGACTCTTAAATGACTACAAAGTGCAAAGAGAGATAACACCAAAGAAGAGTGCACGTGTTGTTGAGACTGTGTACACAGACTATGTTGAACCTAAAATAGAGGCTACACTGATATGAGAATGAATTATGTATTAATGCCGATGGATTATGTAAGCGAGTTAAAACGCACGGGAAAAAGAAAGAAGTCTCGTGCGTTTATGGAATACTTCAACGATATGGAGTGTGATGAACACCACTCATATGGTTTTTATGCAAAGAGCTGGGAAGTTAGCAAGAGTACCGCTTATGCTTGGGTAGATGAGTTTAACAAAGAGTGTCAGCTTTTTATCTCTCACTGGGCTATCAGAAATAAACAGCACTATTCTTATGCAAAAAATCAAGCCGAACGATTACCGAACGAAAAAAGAACACAACAAAACTCTACACATCCCAAAAATAAGGGAGTTCAGAGAATTGATAAAACGGAAGAAAAACGGGAGCCGAACGAAGATTTTAATCTAAGTATTGTTGTTGGGGGCGGTGATGAAGTTAATGGAGAGTGTGCAACTGATGGAGAGTTCAATATCTATTACAGTGAGTTGAGATTTATAGCAGGTAAGTATGTAGGTAAAAAAGATGAAGTCTATAAAAGTTATAAAAGAGTTAAAAAATATTTAAATATAAAAGTACTTGTAAAAGCTTATAAAGAATATGTCAAGTCTGTAAATCTCAATAAACAAGAAAAAATTCAAGGGTTTAAGAAATTTATAGACAACGATATCTATTTTGCTTATTTACCAAAGAAGATAAAAGTCATAAGTGAGCTTGGAATCTTTGAGGGGAATTATGAGAATGAAACACTAAAGACAGCTGATGGTAAAGCATATAGAATTGAATATGGCAAATATATTGACTTTTTGAAAAATCACAAAATAGAATTTATGGAGGTGTTGTCATGATTGTAACTGTTGACATCCAAGGAATAGACAAAGCATTAGCAACACTAAGACCAGATATAGCACAAAAAGCTATGAACAGAACGCTTAATGACCTAATGACAAGAGGAAAAACACAGGCAACAAGAAAAGTGCGTGAGCGATATGCTATTAAGGCAAGACAACTTAACAACTACATCAGTGTAAGAAGATCCAGCGGAAACAACTTAGAAGCACGACTCAGCGTTAGAAGTCGCAGTGTATCTTTGTTTCACTTTTTGTATGGAGAAAAATCCCCTAAGCTTGGCAAAAGAGCCAAAGGTAAACCAGTAAGAGTAAAGATACTTAAGCAATCGGGTGTTCATCGCTTAAGACATGCATTTATTATGAGAGGCAAGAGTGGAAACATTGGTATATTTGAGAGAGTTATTGGAGTGAAGAGCAGTACAGGTAAAGATAAGATAAAGAGACTCAACACAGTAGGACCATCAAAGATGTTTGAAAAGGTAGGAGTGGATGAGATGCAAAAGTATGCAGGTGAAAATGCAAACAGAATCTTTGCTCAAAACTTCAACTACTACATAGGCAAAGTAAAATGAAGTGGGTCCTTCTACAAGAAGAGAGCTCTACGGGGCTATGCACTCGCAGAAAGCGTGTAGTTTCTTTGGTTTCAACTTGCTTCACTTTTTATTTTAAAATGTTCTGTAAACTTCTTACTTTAGGGGTTTGCAGAGGATTGGAGTTTTAGATGTTAGATCTCATTACTGCTGCTAGATGTTTAAAAATGCTTGAGGATGAAGCCGGTATTAAATACTCGAAATCATACTTTTCACAAATGGTCAAAGATGGAAAAATTCCATATCACACTAAGACTGACTCACCAAAGAAGTTTTTTAAATATGGGGAAGTACTTCAAGCGATTGAAGATTCAAAGGATCCTACTCGTGATGCGCAGAGAATAGCCAATGAGCAGAAACGAAAAAAGGAGAGTAGTACGCTTCTTGATGTAGCCGGCACATATAAGTCCGCTGCAGATATGACACCTCAAGAGATTGAGGCTGAAAACAAGGAAGCACAAAAGCTCAAAGATGAAGCAGAAGTTGCCAAAAAAGAAGCATTGGCAGCAGGTGCAAGTGAAGATGAAGATATTTGGGAATCAAGTATTCCAGGAGGTGTTACTCAGGCTGCTGCAAAAGCTGAAAAAGAGTACTGGCTTGGAAGAAAAGCAGAGCTTGAGTTTAAGAAGATGAATGGGGAGCTTATCAGTATTGATGAAGTGCAGCGAGAAGCCTTTGAGATGGCTAAAGGTGTTCGAGATACATTTCTTGCACTTCCTGCTCGTCTTGCGCCGATTTTAGCAGCAGATGATGATCAGTTTTCTATTCAAAATAAGCTAACTCTAGAAATTAATAGTGCTTTAGAGAGTTTGAGTCATGAGTGATATGCCGTATGTAAGTGCTTTTAAACTCGGTATTAAGCCTGATCCTTTGATGAGTGTTGCCCAGTGGTCAGATGCAAAAAGAATGCTGCCGTCAAAGAGTTCAGCTGAGCCTGGGAGATGGAGAACCAGTAGAACCCCATATCTTAAAGAAATTATGGAAGCTCTTTCTCCACAAAGTCCTGTACAAGAAGTAAAGGTTATAAAAGCGACTCAGCTTGGGTTCACTGAATTGGCAAATAATGCAATTCTTTGTTATATGGATTTATATCCGTGTCCGATACAGATGATTATGCCGACAGAGAAACTCGCTTCCAAGCACTCTAAAGCAAAGCTCACACCATCTATCAAGTCTATTCCGTCCGTAATGCGTAAAGTTAAAGACGCCAAAACTAAAGATGATGCCGGTGGGAGTTTTGAAAAAGAGTTTGACGGTGGTATGTTTTCACTTGGTTGGAGTAATTCTGCTGCATCATTTGCTTCTTTTTCTGCAAGACTTGTCATACTTGATGATGTTGAGCGTTTTCCTGAAGATGTAGAGGGTGAGGGGAGTCCTGTTGACCTTGGTCGTAACCGTGCCGATGCTTTTCCAAATAGAAAAATATATATAAACTCCACGCCAAAAAATAAAAATGGAGTTATTGACAGAGAGTACCAGGACTCTGATCAGAGAGAATATAACATGCCGTGTCCACACTGCAGCGAGATGATAACATTTGATTTTAATGAAGATGATTTGCATTTTGTGTTTGAGTATGATGAAGAGAACTATGAGCTATTAAGCGATGTGCGTTACAAGTGTGAACATTGCGGAGGGTTGATTGAGGAGTACCAAAAAACTCAAATGATGAGCGAGGAAGAGGGTGCGAAGTGGATTGCAAATAATCCAGGGCATCATCATCAAGGATACAAGCTCAACAGCTTCTATGCGCCATTAGGTTGGGTAAGTTGGGTTCACATAGTGCGAGAGTACCTCAAAGCGAAAAAAGCCGAAATAAACGGCGATACTTCACTCATACGACGCATATACAATACACGCTTTGCACTTCCTTTTGAAGAGAAGTTTGAGAGTACTTCAAGTGATGATTTTATGCTTCTAAAAAATAATGTTGCACCAGGTGTCGTTCCAAATGACACAGCAGCTCTTGTTATGGCCATAGATGTTCAGCTCGATCACTTTTGGTACAAGGTCGTAGCGCTTCAATATGGTGCCGGTAAACATACGGTGCGATATGGACGTGCTGAGAGCTGGGCGGAGCTTGAGGAGATTATGCGTACACGTTACAGCGGTGAGAAAGGAAGTGTCTATGCAGTCACTATGGCTGCAGTGGATTCAGGCTTTAAAAAAGATGAAGTGTATGAGTTTTGTGCGATGAACTCTGATGTAGCGGTACCAATCAAAGGGGCATCAGGCAAACCGGACTCTCCATGGAAAGTGAGCAATGTTGAGCGTGACATCAACGGTGAGACTATAAAAACAGGGCTTAAACTCTATGTTATAGACACAGAATACTTCAAAGATATGCTCCATGCTCAAATAGAACGATCAATACTGCTCAAAAAAGAGGGAAAAACGGGTGAGAATACATTTAGTATGCATAGCGAAACAGATGCTTTTTATGCTAAGCAGATGACGAGTGAGCATAAACATTGCGATATCAATCAAAAAACGGGAGCAGAGAAGTGGACTTGGATAAAAAATACAAGCAAAGCTGATAACCACTACTGGGATGATGGTGTTTATACGACATTTTTGGGCGAATTACTTGGGATTCGTTTCTTACAGAGAGAGTCTATTGTGAAGAAAAAGCAAAAAAATAGACCTAAGCGAGTAAGAAACAGTGAACACGATGACTATATGAGCAACTTTTAGAGGATAGATGATGAGTAAAAACTTTTGGGATAAACGAGAGAACATTAAAACAAAGCCATCGGTAGCTTTAAGAACTGAAAGAGTAATTTATTATGTAATGGAGAAATACTCTATAGGAATTGGTCAGGCTATAGAGAAGATTATGAAAGAAAATCTCTATGAGAAGGTTTTGGATGAGTTGAGTGTTATATATGGGGATATAAAACAGTAAATTTGGAGCTTTTGCTTGTGGAGAACTTGCCCCGTTTTCGCTTTCTACTCTATCTAACTTTTAAGTGTAAGCTAAGTGTTATTTTTATTTTGTTATTATTTTGGCAAGAAGTTAGCTTCTTCTGGTATAAAACCATCGGAGTTCGTTTCGGACGTTACGCTAGGGATTGCTTCGGCAAGGCATTAGCTAACACCCGTAAAATGCAGTAGTTTTTGGTCTACTGCTCCTCAACAAATATTGTTTTTAACTCCAACTTTTTTTTGATGTGTACTTTGAGTTTGACAAGTTTTACACTTTTTAATGTGCTCGATGGTGATGTTGTTTTTTTGCAGGATATTATCTTATTTTCCTGCAAGTCATATCATCACCTTTTTCAAATATGTAGCCATCACATATTTTGTCAATAGATAGCGTTTTATCAAGCGATAAAAAAGTATTATAAAAACTTTCTCTTGTCGTTATTTCTATTCTAATATTGTCATAATTATTTAGTTTTTTAAGTATCTCATCTGTTACTTTTAGTCCTAACCAGATTGCATCTGGTCTTTCTTTGTTGTGTGGTGAATATTCTCGTATGGAGTGTATAGTGTTTGATGATAAAGAATCAAGAGTAGATACGGAATGATCTTCGTTTTGGTAGGTAACTCCAAAAAGTTCAACTTTTGTATCTAAAATAGGGTGTTTTGTTTTATTGAGAATTTTTACAACTAAATATTTGTCGCCGTTTTCATTTGTATCAACAACAAGACAATCAGAAGTAAGTATAACGGGGAGTTTTGAATTTGTGTAAGAGAGGAAGACTTTGGATGCTGCAAAACTAGATGCAACACCAACAAGTCCTCCAAAAATTAGGCTTTCGCATACCATTTAATATCTTTTGACATAGCTTCTCCTTTAATTCTTTTTAAAGTATGACAATTATACCTAAATTAGTGTTCATTTTCAATGTCATCTTTTTTTACCAGCTCCTGCAACTCTACACACTTTTTAATGTGTTCGATGGTGTTGTGTGTTGTCTGGTATCTTGTTTACTGCGATAGCACCTATAATGGCAAGAACAGTGATGACTGCAAGGACTTCAAACATACTTTTCTCCCTTTTTTATGAGTCTGTATCCTATGTAGTATAACAAAACAAAGATAAAAAACACCCATATAGAGTAAAGCAGAGGGTGTTGCTGATTGTAAACGATGTTTATGATTGCAAGTGCTGTGACAATATTTGCAAATGCAAGCAGTGCTTTGCCTGTTTCTATAAGCCCAGTGGCACTAAAACTTGGTTGGATATATGAAAACATATCTTTTTTACTTGCCATCTTCACTCTCTCCCTTTACCAGTTCCTGCAACTCTACACACTTTTTAATGTGTTCGATGGTGATATTGTTTTTTTTGCAGAAGGCTCCGAGTTTGACATATTCTAAGAGAATGGGGTGGTTTGATTTCCAATTTTTAATTGTTCCTTCTGTCTTCCCTAAATCTTTTGCTATTTCTTTATAAGTAATATTTTTCATATTTGTATTTTATATGTAAAGTAATGAATAAATGCTTAATCTATATAAAAGTCATTTATAAATTACTATTTAAGAATTATTTAAAGTCATTTAGTTTATACTTTTAAAATCATAAGTCATTAATAAGTGACTTTGAATAAAGGAGATTCTATGTCGGAATTAATTAAGGTACAGGTAAATGTTATAGGTGCTGAGGAAGTAAACTCAGTTAATGCAAGAGAGATTCACGAATATCTTGGTGTAAAAACAAGATTTAATGATTGGATTCAAAGAGCGATTAAAAAGTATGACTTCGTGGAAAATGTGGATTATGTTTTGGTTACTCAAAAAAGAGTAACCAATAATCCAAAGAATCCAACTGCTACTTTTACAGAATACATCGTAACCCTAGACATGGCAAAAGAGTTATCAATGCTTGAGAACAATGCAAAAGGGAAAGAGACACGCAAGTACTTCATCAAGTGTGAGAGAGAGGCTATGAAACTTGCAAACAACACGCAAGATGATACACAACTCATAGGAGTAGTACTCAAACTCGTAGAGAACCAACAAAAACAAACTGATGCCATCCTCTCTTTGGTAGAGAGCATCAAAACAGCACCACAGATAGGGCAACAACCACAAACACAACAAGTTGTCTATCTCGACAGCCGAGACCGTAAAAAGCTCCGTGATGCCATACAGGAAAAAGCAAAAGAGGTTGCAAGAGATTTAGGTGTGAGTGTCAGCACCATCTCCCCAGCCATCTGGATAGAGCTCAAAAACTTTTTTGATGTTGATGATTACCAGGACATCCACAAAAGCCAGCTTAAAGATGTTATGCACTTTGTGATGTTTTGGGAGCCACGAAATGGCAGCATCAAGCAAGACATAGAAATCATAGAACTATAGGGAGGTGTGAGATGAAAACTTTAGAACTGTTAGAATTGGAAGATATTTCAAAAGAGTTGAAGTCATTAGCACTCTTAGTTGGTTCACTGATACACATCAAAGATATATCAGATGAGAACCTATACTCTTACACTCTTTACTTTTTAGAGACTGAGATAATTAAAAGAGCAGAGATACTAGACCCTAACAACTCTTAGTTACTGAAAAATCATAATATTTCCCTCTTTTTTGAGGGAATTTTATTAAATTTTATAAGATTTTTTACAAACTTTTCCCACTTAAAACTACAAAATATACAAATAACAAAACTTTTTACCCCTATTTTACGAACTTTTATACTACTAGCAAAAAAGTTTGTAAAAGTCTATGCCGAACTTTTTAGACATAGAGAATTTTTTTCAAATCTGCGATACTACGACAAAATTAAAAAAAGGCAGATAATGGCGAAGAGTTTTGGCGAGCAGCTTGACGAAGTTCAAGAAGCTATCACAGCAGTTCTTACATCACAAAGCTACAAGATGAACGGTCGTGAGCTCACTCGTGCTGATTTGTCTGCCTTAGAAATGCGTGAAGACAGACTCATATCTCAAGTAGAAAAATACGGAGCTGACTATATTGTCGGTGTGAGTAAACAAACTATGAAAATGGAAGCACATGTCAGATTTCATTAAAAAATACTATGTCTTAGAACTGATTTTTTTGTCAGCACTTTTATATATTTTTTGCTCATTTGTTCATCTGTCATTTGATATTTCTCAATGGTCCATGTTTACTAGAATAGTTTTTTCTATACTTGTATTTGGATTGATTTTGTTTGCTCAGTATGTAGCAGCTCTGAAAGGTCTTAGAAAATGAGTCTTTTTATGGATGCTATTGATATTAAAAGAAGTTTTTATGAGGGTGGAAAAATCCGTGGTTCTAATGCAGATTTTCGTAATGGAAACACACACTTTGAACAAACTGCAGCGCCAGATAGAGACACATTGCGCTCTCGTGCAAGATGGCTTCACGAAAACAACGGAATAGTAAGCGGGATTGACCATTCCATAAAGGTTAATTCATTTGGAAACGGAATGGTATTTCAGAGTAAAACGGGTATTGCTGCCATTGATATTGAAATAGAAAAAAAGTTCACAGAATGGATGAAGCCTCAAAATTGTGATCTTACAAAACGACAACATTTTTATGAGATGCACTCTACTATTCCAGGCCAGAGAATGATGGACGGTGAAGTGCTGATTCACAAGGTGCATAAAAACGATAAAAGAAATCCTTTTCAAATTCAACTCATAGAAGCGGATAGATTTGACACAGCGTATATGACGACAGGAATAAATGAAGTGCAAAATTTTGTGGATGGAATTGAGATTGACACATTCGGTGCGCCGCAAAAATATATTTTAAAAAATGGCCTTATGACAAACACAAAAGTAGATGCAGCAGAAGTTATTCATTATTACAAGCGACAAAACAGAATTACTCAATACAGAGGGCTGAGTGAATATAAACAAATAATTATTGATTTAAGAAACTTAGCCGGATATCAAAGTGCAACAATTCAATCACTTCGCTCGCGTGCTGGAATAGGTTATGCGATTGAGTCGAGTAATGTTGCAGGGAGACTTGGCCAGTTAAATCAAACAGAGGAACAAGATCCAATCTACGACATTAACGGTGTAATGGTCCACTATCTTAATCAAGGTGAAAAAATTCATATGTTTGACCCGACAATCAGCGGGAATGAATATGGTGAGTTCGTGAGATCTTGCATTCGTATGATAGCAACCGGTAGAAAAGTGAGTTATGAACTTGCTTTTCGTGACTATACACAAACCAACTTTTCTTCGGCTCGTGCTTCACTTATTCAGGACAATAAAACATTTGCAGGTGAACAGTGGCATTTTGCTACTTATGTGCTTAACCCTATCTTTGAAGAGTGGCTTGATGCAAATGTAGATGCAGGAAACATCAAAGGGTTAAGTGCATCTGCATACTATCGAGATAAAACAAAGTTTACTCAGCCTCGATGGATAGCCCCTGCAAAAGAGTGGGTAGATCCACTCAAAGACATTAAGGCTTTTGTTGAAGAGTACAAACTTGGCACTGCAACACTTTCAGAGTTTGCCGCTTCAAAAGGAAAAGACCTTGATGAAATTATTAAACAAAGAGAAAAAGAAGATGCGATGTTAAAAGATGCAGGAATTTTAAAAGAGGAGGAAACAAATGCCAAAACAAAAAAAGCTTAATAAAGAGAAGCTTTTAGCTAGTCAAGAGTTTGCCCGCGCTGCTATTGACAGTAAAACTGTTAATTCTGAGAAGAGGAGTGTTGATATTTTAATATCTACAGAGACACCTCTTCGAAGAGTTGACTACTGGAGTGGAGAGGCATATGATGAAGTGCTGCTTCATGGTGAAGATAATATTGACCTTACTCGTGCACAAAATGCGAAGCTGCGTTGGATGCATGGCAGTGGAAAATATGGTGAGTTGCCACTTGGAAAGCTTGAGAATGTTCGCATTGAGAACAAAGAACTAAGAGCAACAGCTCACTTTTCAGCGGCTAACCCTGATGCAGAGATGTTCTGGAGAATGGTTGAAGAGGGAACACTTAGTGAAATCTCAGTCGGAGGCAAAAAACAAGATGTTCGCATTACTCAAAGAGAAGGTGATGTGCCGCTTGTTGAAGTTGTTCGATGGGAGTTTCAAGAGGCTTCATTGGTAGATATAGGTGCCGACCCAAAAGCTGGGATAGGTCGAAGTGAAAATTTTAACGAAGGAGATATTATGGACAAATTGGAGATTTTACGCCGTGAGCTTGATGCTTTAAAATCAGGTGGTGCAGATCAAGATGCAATCAATCGTAAGATTGATGAAGTAAATCAAGAGGTTGCGCGTGTTGCAGCAGATAAACAAAAAGCAGAGGAGAAGCTTGCAGATTTAGAGAGACGCGAGTCTATTCGTACAATTGCAGAGGCTCATTCAGGGCTTATTAGTGGCGAGGAACTTAATCGTGCTTTAGAAGATCCAAAAATGGATGAAGCAGCATTTACACGCTCTTTACTGGCAGTGAAAGCTGATAAACAAGCTAATGTTAATTTTCAACGTCAAAAAGAGGGTGATGAAGGCGATATAAAAAGAGCTGTTGCCCAGGGTCTTATTATGAGATTTGGCGGTAAGGTTGAAAATCAACATGCTGATGCTCATAAGTTTACCGGTGCTTCAATGTTGGAAATTGCGCGTGCAATTACATCTTATGACGGTTTTGACAAAGAAGAGCTTATTCAAAGAGCGATGAGTACAAGTGATTTTCCTGTTTTACTTAGCAATGTTGCAAACAAAATGCTTGATATGGCATTTAGTGAAGCAGAGGGTACATTTGATGTTTGGACACAAGCTGTAGATGTAAAAGACTTCAAACAAGGCGTTGCGGCACATATGCAAACAGGCGGTAAACTTCAGAAAATTGCAGAAAACGGTGAGCTTAAAAACATCGAGTTTGGTGAACATGGTGAAACATTCAAGCTTGAGAGTTATGGTGCGAAGTTCCGTGTGACTCGCCAGATGCTTATCAATGATGATCTTGGTGCATTTCAAAAATTCTTTGAAGAGTTTGGATCTATGGCTCGCCGTAGTGCGAACAGTATTGTTTATGATCTCTTACAAGGGCGCGGTGAATTTGAAAACTATAAAATGAGTGATGACAAACCTATCTTTGATGCTACTGCACATAAAAACTATGATGCAACCGGTGCTGCAATTGCAACTGATTCATTGACATCTGCAAGAACAAAGATGCGTCGTCAAGAAGAAAACGGTGTGAAACTTAACATTACACCTAAGTATCTTTTGGTTTCACCTGAAAATGAGACAGCTGCATTACAGCTTTTAAATTCAGAGTCTGATCCAGCTGCTAACAATAGTGGTGTTGTGAATGTTCATAGAAACACACTTGATGTTGTTGTTGATAGTGAGCTTGAAGCAACTCCATGGTATTTGGCAGCACCTCGTCGTACTATTAAAGTACTTTACCTACAAGGTACAGGTCGTAAACCAATTGTTCGTGAATCAGATAGAAACTTAAGTGGTGTTACATTTGAGTGTGTATTTGATTTTGGTGTATATGCTGAAGACTTCCGTGGTCTTTACAAAAATGCTGGCGCATAATAAATAGAAGGAGAGAATTATGGCAAAAGAGGCTGTTTTATACAAAGAGGGTAAAAAAATTGACTTTACATTGACGGGTGCAGTTGATGTTGGAGATGTTGTTCCTTTGGGACTTACAATGATAGGAATCGCGAGTACTTCAGGACTTACAGGTGAAGTTGTTGCTCTTGAAGTCGAAGGGATATATGAGATCAATGCAGCGACTGCAGATGCTATTGCAATCGGTGACAAAGTTTACTTTGATCATATTAACAGAGTCATTACTGTTAAGACGGACACTGTTGGAGATGGAACTGGGACTAAGTTCGCAGTCGCTGGTATTGCAACAAGCACGAAAGCTGCATCTATTGCAGGCACTGTGTATGTCGGCATTGAGTACAGATAAGGACAAATGATGTTTGTCAAACTTGTGCGAGATGAAGAGTATCGCGGCCGAAAATATAAGGCAGGTGAAGTCATTGAGGTTGGTGGTGCTCTTGGTGAGCGCCTCATCTTGAATGGTCACAAAAAGACGACTGCGGAAGATAGTAATACTTCTATTGTCATATTGAGTGATGAAGAGGTCGATGCATTGTCATACAAAGAAGCACAAGCTCTTATAGAACAATTTGACATTGAAACTGAAAATAAAAAGTATGTCACATACAGTGCAGCTTTAAAAAGTTATTTCGCAGATAAACGAGGCGCATAGTGTCATTTAAAGATCAGTTGAATCAAGACTTAGATGTTTTCTTCAACGATGAAGAGTTTACAGATGAGGCACTCCTTGAGAGTGGCGAGACTGTATCTGTTTACTTTGATGAGAAAGATGATGTGGTCTTTGACAGTGGTCTTGACAGTGATGTTTCTGCGTCTGTTCCTAGTGTTACATGTAAAGCTGATGATGTTTCGTCATTGGTACATGGAGATAGTGTCATAGTAAATAATATGACTTACTATGTGATAGATATGGACCCACCGCAAAGTGGTGTTAGAAAACTGTACTTAAGTAAGGATAGACCGTGAGCCGTCGTCAAAAGATTGTAGATATTATTAAAACAAGATTACAAGATATTTCTATTGCTAATGGCTATATGAATGACATTGTAAAAGTTGACGAGTGGGCACAGTCTAGGCTTCAAGATAAAGATATGCCTGCACTTGTTGTTCGTGATACTGGAAGCAGTGTTGATAATAGTACAAGCGCAAGTTCTAGTTATAGATTGCAGATAGAAGTTGATGTGCTAGTAAGTGACAGCGAAACAACAATGGCAACACTAAGAACAGTTATGAGTGATGTGCTTAAGGCGATTGGGTATGAGAGTACAGATTTTTATGAGTACAGAACATTTGACGGTGATGAAGTACTTGTAGAACACCAGGAGAAGCTCTATGGTGGAACTCGTATGAAGTTTACGGTGGTTTATGATGCTGCAAAATGGGAGCTTTAATATGCCACACAAAGACCCTCAGAACTACAGTTTTATTACATACGTATGGGTATTTGCTATGGCTATGTTTGGTGGTGTTGCACATAATGTAAAAAAACTCAAAGATGGGACATTGGCTAGGTTTAGTTTTTCAGAGTTGCTCGGTGACTTAATAATATCTGGATTTTTAGGGGTGGTTACTTTTTTTCTTTGTGAGTATGCAGACCTTGACAGGATGCTTACTGCAGCACTCATTGGAATGAGTGCGCATCAGGGTACTCGTGGAATCTACTTTATAGAAGAGCTTATAGCTCGTCGTTTAAAAATAGAGACAAAGAAAAAGGATGCAGAGTGAGCGCTGAGATACTAAGACGCATAAATAACCTTGTGCAGATCGGAACTGTTACAGAGAGTAAGAGTGCCGAGGGTCTAGCTTTAGCTCGTGTAAATATTCTTGGCCGTGTAACAGACTTTTTGCCGTTTATGCAGAGTGCAAACAGCTTCAAGTCTCACGCAACGCCTGTCCGCGCTGGTGAGCAGGTTGTTGTTCTTGCTCCTTATGGAGACGGTGACAGCGGTGTCATCATTGGCTCGCTTTTTAACAAAGGGTGCAAAGAGCCATCTGGCTACTCAGATACAAAAGAAGTGTTTAAATATGAAGATGGAACGCGCATCTCTTATGACACGAAAGAGAAAGTGCTCACAGTAGATGCTGTCAATGCTATTAGTGTTGTATGTAAGAGCGCAACTGTAAAAGCTGACACTGTAAATATAACTGCGACAACTACACATACAGGAGACATAAGTGTCTCTGGGAATGTAAGTGTTAGCGGTGAATTTTCTGCCGGTGGGAATATAACTACAGGCGGAACGGTTACAGATATTAAAGGCGATCTTACAAACTTCTCTACAACTGACGGAGCGAGCAGAGCATGACAACAAGAGAGATAAGCACAGAGGAGTCAATCGGTCGCATTTTGGCAACGCCGCTTGGTAGCCGTGTAATGCAACCAGAGTATGGAAGCCGTCTTTTTGAACTCATTGACAAGGCAGTAACAGATGAGTGGGTAGTACTGGCATGTGACTACACATATGATGCCATAGAGACAAATGAGCCACGCGTGAGTGTAAAAAATGTCTCTATTGGTACTGGTGAGAGCGTAGCTATAAACATCGAATACGTTGAAGTGGCTACAGGAGATACAAAAATACTCAGTGTTGATTTAGGAGGCACAGATGCAACTGCTTGATTTACCGGCTCCCGAGGTTATAGAAGAGTTTGATTATGAGATGATTAAGCAAAGAAAACTAGATACTTTTGCTGAAATTGCAAAGGCAAAAGGCATTGAATATGTGCCAAATGAGAGTGATGACATAATGACTATGATAGAGGCAGATGCTTATGCGGAGATGCTGCTTCGCACACGCATCAACAACGCCGTAAAAGCTGGACTTTTAGCGTATGCCAAAGGAAGTGACCTTGATCATCTTGGTGCTACTCGTTATGGAGTACTCAGACTCGAGGGAAGTAAGCCGTATGCATCTTTTACTCTTACACTTTCATCAGAACTCACATACGATATAAACCTGCCTAAAAATATGCAGATGAGTGATGGGAAGGGGAAATTTGCTCTTTTGCTTGAAGATGTTCTTATAAAAGCAGGTGAGCGTGTAGGTGTTGGTGTGTGTGAGTTGCAAGAGTATGTAGAGACATCTGATGTAAAAACAGAGAATATCGTTACACCTCTTCCATATGTAATTACTGCTACTCAAGATGACATCTTTGAAAACGGTGCAGATACAGAAGATGATGAACGTTTTCGTAAGCGTATATGGCTCTCAAGAGAGAGAAAATCAACGGCAGGCTCTATCTTGACATACAAGTACTATGCATTTAATGCAGACTCTCGTGTAAGTGATGTAAAAGTGATTGATGATACACCAGGTGTTGTAAAAGTATATCTTTTAAGTGTTGCCGGTACAGCAGACAGTGTAATGATAGAGCGTGTAAGTGAAGCACTCAGCGTTGAGAGTGTTCGTCCTTTGACTGATGATGTGCAAGTCTATTCAGCGACTGTCATATCTGCAACGATTGAGGCGAACATAGTGCTTTATGATATGAGTTATGAAGCAAATGTAAGAGAGCTTATAGAGAGTCGTATAAAAGACAACACTATGCTCTTTGGTAAAGAGCTGACAATACCTAAGATACATGGTCTCTTAGAGAGCGAGATGGTAAAAGACATCGTTTTGCTTAATCCAACTGCAACTATTAACTGCGCAGAGAATGAAGTAATTGATGTAACAACTCTGACACTCAACTTTAGCGAGGCAGTGCGATGAGCTTACTCCCTGCATATATGAGTAAACTGTGGAAGTGTTATGAGCAGATGCACAAAGAGGATATGAAACATATTGATATAACTCTTTTAAGCCTAGATCCACTTGAGTGTCACATAAGTGTTTTGCCATTTCTTGCATGGGAAGCGGATGTTGACATCTCTGTGGCTAATGAGCTTACAGCACGAGAGATGATAGCTGCTGCAAGCAGAAGTGCAATATATGCAGGGAGCGTTGCATCTCTTAAAGAAAATATTGTGGCTTTGAGCGATGACACAATCGTGTCAGAATGGTTTGAATATGATGCAAATCCTTACCACTTCAAAACACATACTTTTATCTCCGACTACAACAAGATCTTTGGCAAGGAACTTTTTGCAAAGATGGAAGTAACTGTCAAAAAGTACAAAAATGTCAGAAGTGTTTTTGACGGGGTGGATGTCTCACTTAAAGAGGCTCTGTGCAACATTGAGATGGCTGGAGCTGGAACATTATCCGCAAAACTTGCAAATGAACTAAGCCTTGATTATGACTCTTTTGGTGCTATTGATGTTGCTGGTGCAAATGCCATAAACATAAAGCTAAAAAGTGATTTTAAACAAGATGATAAACAAATCGCATTAAATCTAACTGGTGGGGGTGTTATGGATGTGAAGATAAGTAAGATGATAGAGGTTGTCTATCCTCAAACAGATATAAATATACAAGGAGTAGGTATATGGACAATTTAACAGCAACCCCAAATGAAGAGGGGTTACAGATACTAAGAGATGAACTTTTTGACAGAATACAAAAGTTTAGTCTTATTGATGAAAATAATGTTGCATACTTTAGCGATAGTGTACATAGTACCTATTTTGATGAAAAAGGAGTGTTAACAGTAGTTGTAATCGTTCCTAAAGATGAACATTTTACAAATTGGAACAAAGCTGTAAGAGTGCTAAGTGATGATGATAAGATTATCGCAGATGTAGCAACACCAGCTATTCAGTTTGTTTATGGTGTCGGCGGTGAGCAGATTATAAAAATAACAGTAAGTGGTGAAGCTGGAACAATCGCTTTTAAAGCAGATGAATATATAACACCAACAGAAGCAAAGGAGTTGTTTTTAACTCCATTAATAGCAAACACTAACTTAGTGATTGCACTACAAAATAAACTTATAGATAAGGGGATTATAGATGGCTGATTTAACTGATGAGTTAGCAGGTCTTAACGAAAATGCAAGACTTCTTTTAGAGAAGTATGATGGTGTGTTTGCTCAGCTTGATGAACAATCAAAACAAGCACTTATAGATATAGCAAATAAAAGTGATGAGGGACTTCAAGCAATACAGACTCTTTTAGATAATGGAGTAGTGGCAGAAGCTGAAAATGCTTTGAAACTTGGTGGTAAAAGTTTGGATGAAATCTATTCAAATATATATGCTTATGGATATTCAGATGATATTCAAGTTGTTCAAGCAGTAGGATTCATAAAAGTTGAGTTTAATAATAAATTTGAAGATGGAATTGCTATTGATGTTGATAATAGTAACTTTATTATACCTATTGATGGTGTATATATTATTATAATTGAATTCTCACATTACAAGGGTGATGGAAGTAGACAGAATGATGATAATAGATGTGCAATATATTTAAATGGAACTAATACTCAAGAAAGTATTTTTATTGAGGTTGAAAGTACATTATATGATGATGGTACTAGTAATGATAAAACAAATGGTTTTAAAACAGCAACATTTATTCAAAAATTGAAAAAAGATGATGTTGTTGATGTTCGAGTTGGTAATGACTTTACTGCTGATATATATAGATCAAAAATATCAGTAGCAAAAATATAGCAGGGAGATAAGAATGAATGCATTATATATTAAAGAAGCTATCAATAAATTAGTTCCAGAAGCAAAATTTACTTATTTTAGTAGAAAAATTACTTGGAAAGATGATAGACCACAACCAACAAATGAAGAAATAGCTGAAAAAGTAGCAGAACTTGAAGCTCAAGCAGAGATAGAAGCAAAATATAAAGCGATTGAAGATGCTGTTTATAAATTCTACCCTGCAAAACAACAAGCTCAAGATGAAAAATGGGTTAGTTCATATACAACTAAACTAAAAGCTCAAGGTGTGGCTGATTTGGAAGTGAAAATTGTTGACTTGGTAACTTCTTTTTTTAATGGAGCAACTTTGAGTGAAGTTATCGCTGATGTAGATGATGAGCAAAAACCACTTTTTGAAAAACTTGTAAAAGTTGGGATTAGAACAGAGTGGGCTGAGTTGTGTGTTACAGAGGGTAAAAGTGCAATAGCAGAAAATAGAGAACCAGTTTATCCTGAGTTCCCAGTAATAGAAGAGGAGTAAGAAAATGGGTGGAATTAAAGTTAATGATGTTCAAAACATAAGTGCTACACCAGTTCTTGAAAAAAATGCACTCTTTGTAGAAGCTAGTGCTTTTGCATTGAGAGAGAAACGAAGAGTGCAAACAGAGCTGTTGGCAAAAATTGGAGTTGTGTAAAATGGATAAAGAACAACTTGTAAAAAAGTTTGAGAATGATGTAAAAAAGAGGTCTTACATACTAAGACTTCTTTTAGTCATAGACCAACTTTTTAATGTGGTGATTTGGAATGGTAGTCAAGATGAAACAATATCAAGCCATATAGGTAGAAAAATTGAAAAAGGTACTGCTAATTGGTTTGATAAGTCGGTATGTAAGCTTCTGAGAGTTCTTGAGGCGAAGCATTGCATTAAAAGCAAAGGAGAGTAAGATGAGTTTAAACAGAGGTGTCGTCGTTGACGTCGTAAGTTCTGGTGCAAGACCTATTAGTGTTTCAAGTGTTATTCCTTTAGCACTTGTTTTGACAGCAGATTCTGGTGTGACTGCCGGAACTAAATATTTTGACAGTATCAAAGCAGCGTTAGCAGATGAAGAGATAGCAGCAGCTACAGGTGGAAATATACTCAAGTATTTAAAATTTGGTGAGGATAAATACGGGCTTATTGTTCCGCTTATCATCTCAGTAGCAACGGTTGATACAGATGCATCAGCAGAGAAGAGTAATGTTATAAATGCAGTCAATGCCATTGCAACTGCACCGTCAATCTTTGGGATTCGCCCTGACATTATCGGTGTAGGGGATTGGGATAGTGACATCGATGTGCAAAATGCAGTCGTTGCAACAACAGATAAGCTTAAAGCACGCTCTTTTGTCTCACTTGATGCAACAGATAACTCTGATGCCATTACAAAAAGAGATGCTTTGGGAAGCCGTCGTATCACGCCTGTGTTTACAAACCTTATGGATTGGAACACGGCAATAAACGGGAGTGATGAATACTGTGCATCTGTTGTGCTTGCTTACCTTCGTGCTTCCATCGATGGAAGTAAAGACATTGGGTATAGCTACTCAATATCTAACAGAGTGATTCCAGTCAGTGGAGTAAAAACACATCGTGAGTTTCTGGCAGGATTTCAAGATGAAACAGACCCGCTTAATGACAAGCAGATTACAAGTTTCATTAACTACAGTGGCATTCGTACCTGGAACTATGAGACATGTGACATCGACCCAGTGTGGCAAGATGCTCGCCGTGTTCGCATCTTTGACCTTGCATCATTTGCGGTTATAGATGGGATTTTCTGGGCGGTTGATAAAGACTTAAATGCTCTTGATGCTGCACTTGATAGTTTAAGAGCGTTTATGGCTTCACTCGTTGGTGCAGATGTGATGCTTGGGTTTAAGGTTTATCTTGATTTAGAGAGAACTACACCGACAGCTATTACAAACGGTGAGTTTTACTTTACTATTGAAGCGCAAGAGACTCCGTCTCCTTCACTCATTAAAGTAACATTCGACAGAGTTGACGCTTATGCAAGCGTTGTATATGACAGATTGGCATAAGGAGTAAGAGATGGCAACAAGAAAAATACCTTCAAAAGCAAAAGAGTTAAATGTTTTTGTATCTGGTGTCGGATTTTTAGGGACTATAGAGAGCTATAAGCTCCCTGTAGTCAAAACAAAAAAAGATGTTATGAATGGCGTTCATGTGGACAGTGGTCGTTTAGAACCTATGGAGTTTGAGGCAGACATCAACTCTGCAAACTCTACTATTTTACAAGAGGCCTCAAAGCTGAGCGAGGCATCTTTAAAGCTAAAAGGTGAATACCTTGAAGACAATGTTGTAAAAAAACTCACAGCAACACTAACTGGAAGTGTAGATATGGAAGTAGATACCATTAAAGATGGTGATGCCATGAAAACAAAAGTAAAAATGTATGTCAATGTTTACAACCTAAATCTTGGAGGCGATGAAGTGTATGACATTGATCTTCCAAATATGATAGCCAAAATCGGCGGTAAAGACATATATGAGTCAACTCGTTCGGCGGTGATGTAATGAGAGTAAGAGCCACACACTACATCTGCATCAAAGACAAAGAGGGTAAAGACATTTTTGTTATGCGTCGAGACGATGTTAAAGAGCTGAATAAAAAAGAGACAGAGCTTCTTGAAAAAGAGGCTGCCGGTAAATTTGAAACTGTAGAGGAGAAAACAGATGAAAAAAATCAAACTAAGTAATGGGACTGAGGTCACTATGCGTGAACCAAAGGTTAAGGATATGCGAGCAGTAAACTCCATAACTGATGAACTTGACAGAGAGGTTGCAATGCTTGTAAATCTTTGTGAGATGAGTGAAGATGAGATAGACGAACTATCAGGAAAAGATTTTAAAAAGCTTGATGAGGCTCTGCAGAGTTTTTTGTCATAGAGTGGGAGGAGTGTTTGAAGATGATGGCTCAAATTGGGCATCATCTGCACTTCTCTTATGGTGATATGACCCAGATGGAGTTAGTTGATTTTGTCTTCTTTTTTAAAGAGATCTCTTAACTCGTGAAGATAGACAACTCCACCTTTTAGCATAAAGTAAAAAGAGGCTGTTGCAGTTGCTATAAGTGTTGCGATGATGTGTGAGTTGTAGCTAAAAACAGAAAAAGTGATAAGGAATACAAAAAATGTCATTAAAAACATTTGGATTGAGCGTAGTGATAGGTGGCTTAGTCGCTTCATCTTTTAAAAACTCCTTTAAAACTGCTAATACAAGTTTAGCAGGTATGAGGAACAATATCAAGGGGATGAACAAGACAAAGCTGGCTATCAGTGAGTTTAAACTCCTTTCACAAGATGCAAAGAAAAACAGAGTAGCCCTGGAAGGTTTGCGTTTAACCCTTAAAAAAGCAGGTATAGACACAAATAATCTTGAAAAAGATACCCGCTCTTTTCGTCTGGCACTTATCAACCTCAAAAAAGCATCACGGGTTCAGATAAAGATAGACGGACTCAAGAACGATTTTGCAGCGCAAAAAGCTTCCATAGTCGGTATCGGTGCTTCGCTCTATGGTGTTACAAAAATAATAGGCTCTGCAAATGAAGTATTTAAGTCCCAGGGTGAAATAAAATCACTCGGTATTACAAAGCAAGGGATTGAACAGATCACAAAAGCGGCCAATAATATGAGCTTGCAGTTTGGGCAGATAACTGCTCCTGAGTTTATTAAGGCTTCATACGACATCAAATCTGGGATAGCAAGCCTTAGTGATGAAGGTGTCAAGAAGATGACACAGTTTGCCGCAACAACAGCAGTAGCCACAAAAAGCTCAACAGCAGAGATGACAAAACTCTATGCTTTAGGCTATGGAATATTTCGTAAAGATTTTGGTTCTGATATGGATTTTGGTAAGAAGTTTAGCGGTGCTATTGCAGGTGCTGTACAGGCTTTTAGAACAGATGGTGCAGACTTGGCACGAGGACTTTCAAACATAGGTGCATCCGCACATGCAATGGGAGTATCACTGCAAGAAGAGTTGGCTATTGTTGGATTGTCAAAAGGTTCTTTTGATAGTGCAAGTGAAGCTGGTAGTGGATATAGAGCTTTTTTGGTCGGTGTTGGCAAGGCTCAAAAAGGGTTGGGGTTGTCCTTTACTGACAGCGAGGGAAAAATGCTCCCTATGGTCGATGTTCTTACAAAAATAAAAGAGAAGTACGGAGACAATATTAAATCTTTAGAGGCACAACAAGAGTTACAAAAAGCTTTTGGGTCTCAAGAGGCTGTCAAAACTGTCATGGCGCTTATTGATAAAACAGATGATTTGACAAAGGCACAACAAAATCTTCAAAAAGCGATGGATGGAGGACTTAGTAAATCGGAGCAGATGGCCAGTGCTATGGATATGGGATACGGTTTTGAGAAGATGGGCAATGCTATGAGCTATATGAGCTACACAATAGGCAAAACACTTGCTCCTGCTGTGGATGTGTTGGCAACTGGTCTTGGTGGCATCGCAAAAGGCATATCGTGGCTTGATGAGAAAGTACCGGCACTTTTACCGACGCTTAGCGGTTTGGCTATGGGTTTTTTGGGTGTTGTTACGGTTTTAAAATCGGCTACACTTATGAAGCTTGGATATTCACTTGCTATAAATACAGTAAAAAAAGCACTCTTTTTAGAAATGGGTGCGAACAATATGGCAGCACTGAGTTTTAACAGAGTAAGCATTGCCACAGCACTCTCTACTGCAAAAACAAAAGTATTTTCACTTTGGCAAGGCATTACAGCAGCCAAAACAAAAGCGGTAGCTTTTGCTACAAATCTCTACTCAAAAGCACTCATGTTTAGTGGCGTAACCCTTGGGAGCTTGGGAGCAAAGCTTAAAGCGTTTAGTCTCTTTAGTACTCTAGCGACAGCTAAACAGTGGCTTTTTAATGTTGCTTTGAGTGCAAATCCTATAGGTTTAGTTGTAACAGGTATAGCTGCACTTGGTGCTGGGCTTGTCTGGGCATATAACAAGTTTGACTGGTTTAAGAGTGGAATAGATAAAGTATGGGGCTTTGTAAAAACTGTGTTTAAGTGGTCTCCAATGGGTCTTTTGATGGATGGGTTTGGAAAAGCGTTTGATTGGCTCTCGTCAAAGTTTGAGTGGTTTGGCGGTGCAGTTGAGAAGATGAAGAGTGCTGCATCATCTGTAGGCTCTTGGTTTGGCGGACTTTTTGGCAGTGATGATGAAAAGGAGAAAAAAGATAGCAAAAGATCTGCGAATAATCCTAAGTTTGAACCTGCAAAAGCGATGAAAAAAGTAGCAGTTGCAACCGCTATGACTACTTCTCTTGCAGTGGCACAACCTGCAGTAGTAAATGTACCTAGCACATATAACAATGTTCAAAATAAGCATTTGGCAGTCTCGAACATCAAAAAAGAGAATAAAGTAAACAATGTTCAAAATAAGCATTTGGCAGTCTCGAACATCAAAAAAGAGAATAAAGTAAACAATGTTCAAA